CAAAGTCCTGGGGGATTCGTGGGGAAGCAATCTACCATCCTGATGCTCTGCGTTTTGATGCTGGGCTGTTCTGGTTTTAAGCGCCAGGAAATTGCTTGTAGCACTAGGATGGTTTATGTCTCAGTGCCCGTTGACATCACTCCACCTGCTGAGTTGTTGCAACCGCCGTATACAGGACCCCTACCGAAGTTTATCGCTCCAACTGACCCTACGGCGATTGAGGCGTATGATGCCTCGGGCGCTAGACTGTTGCGCCAATTGCTCTTGCAGTTAAGAGGACGTGACGATGCTTGGCGGGCACTGCACAAAAAGGGACCCATACCATGATAATCGATAGGCTGTTTTCTCGACGGGATACCGAATTGGTCAATCCAATGCACCCAAAGGACCCGGGGATAGCGTCCCTTTTCGGCCTGGGTCAATCGACAGTTGCTGGGCAGGTTGTTAATCCTGATACTGCAATGAGGATTAGTACCGTATTTGCTTGTGTGCGTGGCATTAGTGAGACGCTTGCGCATTTGCCCCTAAAAATATTTGAGCGGTTATCAGACGATACCAGCAGAGAGGCAAAAGAACACCGTTGGTATCGTCCTCTGCATGCACAGCCTAATGGGTGGCAATCATCCATGGAATATCGTGAAATGGGCACCGCAGCTATGTGCTTGCAAGGAGTACATTACGCCCGCATTGTTAGTAGGGGTGATGGTGTGCCACAATTATTGCCCCTTACGCCCGGGCGAGTGCAAGTCGACCAGCGCAAGGACTTATCACTGGTCTATAAATACTATGACCCTAATGGGCAATCAGTTGTCCTCTTGCAAGAAGAGGTGTTAAGGGTGCCGTTCATGGTGCTGGATGGTATTGTTCCGTTGTCGCCGATTGCGGCCCAGCGGGAGATGCTTGGCGGGGCGCTCGCTGCAATGGACTACGCAAATCGGTTCTACCAAAACGATTTGACTTCTAGTTTTTGGATTGAACATCCTGCACACTTTGAGGATGATGCAGACCTTAAACGCTTCCGCCGCACATTCAAGGCCAGTTATTCGGGGGAATTTCAGCGGTCACCCGTGATTCTTGAGGACGGATTGAAAATCCATCCGCTGGCCATGAATCACGAGGATGCGCAATGGATTGAGTCTCGCAAATTCAGCCGCGAGGAAATACTTGCGATTTACCGCTACCCTCCCCACATGGCGCAGAACTTGGACCGAGCGACGAACAACAACATTGAGCACCAGTCCTTGGAGTTTGTAATCTATACAATGGGCCCCTGGATCGTCCGCTGGGAACAGGCTATGCGCCGCGACTTGCTCAGAGAGGACGAGCAGGACCGTTTTTTCTTTGAGTTTAACGTGATGGGCCTGTTGCGTGGGGATGTCAAGACCCGTTACGCTGCATACTCTTTGGGGCGTCAGTGGGGCTGGCTCAGCGTTAACGACATCCTGCGTAAGGAGAATAGCAATACTTTGGGTCCTCGCGGCGATGTATACTTGCAGCCACTAAACATGGTTCCCGCTGGTGCGGATGCTGTTGACGATGATGAGGACCAAATTGAAGAGGATAGCCAAAATGGCCGTGGAGAAACCGCGAGTGCAGCTTGAGATTGAACGCCGCATTTTCACTACTGATGACTTGGTAGTTGAACAGCGGCAGGGTGAAGGGGAGGCCGCAGAGTCTACAGTTCTTACTGGGCATGCTGCGGTATTTAATTCGTTGTCTGAAAACTTCGGCGGTTGGCGCGAGAAGATAGCGCCCGGCGCGTTTGTGAAATCGCTAAACCGCAAGGACGATGTGCGTGCTTTATTTAACCACGATCCAAACTTTGTGCTGGGGCGCACTCGGGCCAAGACCCTCAGGCTGTCTGAGGATGAAAAGGGGCTGGCTATAGAGATTGACGCGCCAACTACACAGCTGGTACGCGATTTGGTGCTAGCGCCGATTGCACGCAGGGATATAACGCAAATGTCCTTCGCGTTCATCGTGGAAAATGATGCTTGGGAAAAAAGTGAGAACGACGATTTCTGGACTAGGACACTGCATGAGGTCCGGCTGTTTGACGTCTCACCTGTTACCTACCCTGCTTATCCTAAGACGGATATCAAGATTGCTGAGCGGGCATTTAAGGAAGTACTTGATAAACAATCTATGCTAGTATCCGGCGCGACTAGGAAACGCCAGCTTGAGTTGTATCGGCAGCGCTGGAGGTTTGTGGTTTAAATTACTCGCCGTCGTTATCGCCCGATGTGACGGCACGATTGGGTAAACACGGGCTTTTAACTTAGGAGGCCAAAGCTATGGCAGCAAGCACCAAGAGACTGATGAAGCTGCGGGAAGATAGGGGGCGAGTAATCCAAGCGTCTCGTGCAATCATTGACGAGGCTGAACGCAGCGCAGAGGGCCTGAGCGATGAGCAACGGGCCAAACTTGACGAACTGCACACACAGCAGGACAAATTGCGTGCGGACGTAGAGTTGGAGGAACGGCAGATTGAACTGGAACGGCAAGCCGCCGAATTGGAGCTAAACAAGGGCAAGGGTGGCGATGACGATTTGGAGCGTGTTGCCACCCTCGATGATGCCGGTGCGCCGCGTGTTATTGACCTGCGCTCACATCCGAGGGCCCAGCCGAATTACCGCCGGGCTTTCAATCGGGCATTGATAGGAGGCGTTCGTGCCCTGACTGAGGGAGAGTTGCGGGCGATGCAAGCTGGCAGTGATGCAGAAGGTGGCTATCTCATCGCACCAGTCCAGATGGTCCAGGGGCTTCTCAAGAACTTGGATAACCTTGTCTTTATTCGTGGCAAGGCGACCAAGTTCCAGCTAACCAGCGCAGCGAAGCTGGGCCAGGTCACTCTTGACACCGACATGGACGACGCTGACTGGACTACTGAGTTGGCAACGGGTAACGAGGATACCGCCCTTAGGTTGGGTCGGCGTGACATGGAGACAAATCCGTTTGCCAAGCGGGTGAAGATTAGCAGGACTCTCCTGCGGATGACGGGGGATTCTGCTGAGGGTTTGGTCCGCCAGCGCTTGGAGTACAAGTTCGGTGTGACTGAAGAAAAGGCCTATCTTGCCGGTTCAGGCGTGGGTCAGCCTCTTGGTCTGTTCACTGCCCATGCTAACGGCATCAGCACAGGCCGTGACGTGTCGACTGGCAACACTACTACCGCAATCCAAGGCGATGGCTTGATTGAAGCAAAATATTCGCTCAAGTCGCCCTACTGGGCCCGCGCCGAGTGGTTGTTCCATCGTGATGCCGTCAAACAAATCAGCAAACTCAAGGATGGCGATGGTCAGTATCTTTGGCAGCCTGGTTTGCAGGCGGGCCAGCCTGACCGTCTGCTAAGCTTCCCGCTGAATGTCAGTGAATACGTGCCTAACACGTTCACGACCGGGCTATACGTAGGGATGCTTGGCGACTTCAGCTTTTACTGGGTGGTCGATTCGCTTGAGCTCCAGATTCAAGTGTTGCTTGAGCTCTACGCTGAGACCAACCAGAATGGCTATATTGGCCTGAAGGAAGGGGACGGTGCCCCAGTTCTGGAGGAAGCCTTCGCCCGCGTGAAGCTGGCTTAATCAACGGTTAAAGCACGAGACGTGCTTAGGAGGAACCATGCAACTTAGTAACGAAGTGAAGACCGTTCGCATTAAGCCGGACGGTAGTGGATACGTGGTCGCCGCGGGAGCCGCTGATGTTAACAGTGATATTGTCGACATGCAGGGTTTCCACGGTGTTCGGTTCATCATTGGTTTTGGCGCGATTGTTGCTGGTGCTGCAACTTCGGTTAAGGCACAACAGAACACCATTAACAGCGGCACCGGCATGGCTGACCTTGCCGGGACTGCTGTCACTGTCGCCGACAATGACGACAACCAGATTGTTGTGCTGGACATCTACAAGCCTAGGGAGCGTTACCTGCGATTGACGACATTGCGGGCGACGCAAAATTCGACTATCGACTTCCTGTTGGCCGAGTTTTACGAGCCTTGGAAGGTGCCCGTCACCGAGGACGCCACGATAGTTGTAGCGGCTGAAAAGCACGTGTCGCCGGCTGAAGGCACAGCGTAACGGTAGTTTTTTGGGCATGTGTGTGGGAATGGCGGGCATTCACGGGAAATAGAATGCCCGTTATTTTTTTAACCCTATAGAGAGGACTTTAACATGGCTGACAATACTTATCCAGCGGCTCGTGTTTATCGGCACCAAGACGGTTCATTAATTGTGCCTTCCGGCGCTGCTATCAATGTTGAATCTGGCGGTGCATTTAAGGTTGATGGCACTCAGGGCGCCGCATTGACTGCGCAACTCACCATGATTACGCCAGCGGATGCCGAGGGCACGCCGGATTACGCAATCGCGGCAATCACGAGTACCACGCCGTTTGGCTTTGCGTCCGCGCAGGAGGCCATCACACTCCTCTACGTCGTCAAGAACCTCCAAGTGAGGCTTGCTGAAGTCGAGGCCCGACTTGAGGCTGCCGGCATCGTCGCGGCGAACTAACCGCCATGTACGTTGAACGCTTAGCATTAGCAGTCACAACCGACGCCTCGGGTAATGCGACGGTTTATTCGGGCGTCATTCATGGCCAAGTATTGCAGGTACGGTACGTGCCAGATGGCACCTCGCCGCTCGATACTGGCGCTGATATTGACCTGACTGGGGAAACCAGCGGCCTGGTTGTTATTGATAAAGATAACATAGGCACCAGCGCGTTTACCGTTGCGCCTAGGCAGGCTACGCACAGCGTTGGTCTTGCTGCCGCACTCTATGCGGCTGGGGGTGAAGCCGCCCTTGCGCCTATTGCTATTGCCGGTGAGCGTCTGAAGCTCGTTGTGGCCAACGGCGGCAATACCAAACTGGGAACGTTTTACATTTGGGTTGGTTGAGAATTTTAACTACTTGAGGAGAAAGCATCATGGCAAAAATCCGCATGCGCACGACTTCAGCCGGTCCAGCTGGTGTAATGCTGGCAGGGAAGGAATACACAGTGGATGATTCCCTGGCTGACCAACTTGTCCCAACCTACGCCGAATACATTGAACCCAAGCTGGTGCGGCGGCCGCTTGTAATGCCTGAAACTGCAACAGCCAGTAAGGTTGAGAGGGCGGTTAAGACCACCCGTAGGCGTTAACCCATCATGGGCGGGTTGATTCGTTCGATAGCTCCCACGGGCTACCCACTGTCGATTGCTCAACTGCGGGACTACCTCGACGCGCCCGCCGATGACCGCGTTGATATGCTCAACCGGCTACAACGGGCAGCGGCTAGGTATATCGAGGGTATTACGTGGCAAGCATTGCTTCCGTCAACGTGGGTGCAGCGTTTTGATTATGACTGGCCCCGCAGCATTTGTGGAAGCTACCAAATCACTTATGGCCGGTCGCCCGTCAGTTCTGTCAGTTCTGTTGCTTACGTCGACCCTGATGGGGCCAATCAAGTGCTTGCCGCAAATCAGCGTCAGGACTCTTTCAATTCGATGCCATCATTGAGTGTGCCCGCACAGAATGTTAGCTGGCCTTCAGTACGCTACCAGCTGGATGCTATCACGGTTACTTACGTTGCCGGCTACGCTACAGTTGCAGATATTCCTGAGCCACTGGTGCATGCTGTTGGGCTACTCACCCGTGAACTGTACGACAATCCGCAACTCGTAGCGGTTGGCAACATCGTCAATGAAATGCCGTTTGGGATACGTCAATTGGTCTGGCCGTTTCGTGTCGCGAGGTAGAGCAATGGCCACCATCACCATCACGCGTACACAAGTATGCCCCGCAAACAACCATGTTACCCTTGCAGTCTCAGGCGATAGGTCCACAACTATTCGTACCTCGATTGACGAGATGTTGGAGCCTGTAACCCCCTCAGATATTGAAGCTGCAATTAAGGTGCTGCTCAAATTACATTCATCCGGCAAAACTAGGGCACAGATGCGCGCGGCTTTACTCGCAGGGATTACTGTGACAACGGTGAGCGCATGACTGCGGCTGCGTTTGGTGGAATTTCTGGGCTACATTACCCATTGGTAATGTATAACGGGTATGGCCAGACTTCATCTGGGAATTTAGATGCGGTCGGTGAGAAGGCAGTTTTCATCGGCAGGATGTACTTAGAAGGCGGTCCTGGGTCGAAGACGATTTCGTCCGCTGGCGGTAAGATTGATTGGAGGACGGCTTCGGGAGTAACCTGGGCAACTGCTGGGAGCACTTTGCGGGTTGGTATTGCTGATGTCGATTTGGTAAATGGCCCTCCTGGTAGGGATGATGGCACATTCGATGTATACAAGGATTTGGTACAGGGAACAGATAGTTTAGCTTCTAACACATGGGTTTCCACCGCAATGGATACTGGCACGAAAACCATCGCGCATGGAGATTTGGTCGCTATAGTTTTTGAACTCACTGTCAGGAATGGAGCTGATGCTGTTACCGTCAACAAAACTAACAACAACAATGTCTCGTACATGCTGCCCTTTGTGTCGAATTTCCTGGGGGGTGTGTGGACTGCTGTTACAGGGGCCCCTTGCGTTGCTGTCACGTTTGATGATGGTACGCTGGGGTTTTTGGATTATGGTTCAGCGCACCAATCAGCAACTAACACTTCCTTTGATGTGAATAGCGCGGCGGATGAAATCTGTTGCATCTTTGAAGTCCCTGGGCCGGTAACTGTAGACGCGTTGTGGGCACGAGCAGGCGAGGATACGGCTGGAGGTGATTTTGAACTAATCCTGTACTCCGATCCACTGGGTACGCCTACTGTCATAGAGACAATAACAATCGATGGGGATACTACTCAACTTTCCGGTGCCGCTGACTTTATGTTTTGTCCATTAACTGCCTTGAGGACTTTGAGCAAGGACACTAAGTACGCCGTAGCTGTACGGCCAACAACCGCAAACAACGTCAATATCCACGTGATAACATTTAATGTGGAAGCTTTTAAGAAGTGTTGGCCCGGTGGGATAAAGACGCAGAAAGGCACTAGAGCGGACCAAACCGGAGCATTCACCGCCAGCACTACAGAAATAGCGTTAGCCGGGGTTAGGATTAGAAGTATAGACGATGGGGCGGGCGGTGCAGGCGGTCTATTGGTACATCCCGGTATGGCAGGAGGAATGCGCGGATGAAAAAGAATCTAGTCAAGGCTGGGTCAGTAGACCAAACGGTCTACATATTCATCCAAAACTCCTCTGTGACTACAGGCGCGGGATTAACCGGGCTCGTCTTCAATTCCGCCGGACTCGTCTGTTACTACGTGCGCCCGCTAGGCAGCGCGACGCAGCTAACGCTTGCTACGCAAACGGTTACTGGTGCGCATAGCGACGGTGGTTTTGTCGAGGTTAGTTCTGCGAATATGCCTGGCGTGTATCGATTGGATTTGTCCGACGCGATTGTTGCTTCGGGCGTCGATAGTGTGGTCCTGGTATTAAAGGGAGCAACTAACATGGCGCCGGTCGTGATGGAAATCCCGCTGGTTGCCATCGACGTTCAGGACGCCGCTGGGCTTGGGCTGTCTCGCGTTGACGCGACCATCAGTAGCCGCGCTACGCAAACGAGTGTCGATGCGGTTGATGACTTCGTGGATACCGAAGTATCAGCAATCAAAGCCAAGACTGACCAGCTGACGTTTACGGTTGCCAACCAGATTGACGCCAGCACGCTATCAATAGCGGATGGGGTCCTTACCGCGGCCAAATTTGCTGCGGGGGCCTTCGACGCCGTGTGGACTGTGGCAACCCGGACGCTAACTGCGTTTGGATTCTCTGTGACGGTTGGAACGAATGGCGACAAGAGCGGCTACACCCTTTCCTCTGCGGGTGTGCAGGCGATTTGGGATGCGCTCACCTCCGCGTTGACGACAGTTGGTAGCATTGGTAAATTACTGGTAGATAACGTCAATGCGACAATCAGTAGCCGCGCCACCCAAACCAGTGTGGATGCGGTTGATGACTTCGTTGATACCGAGGTTGCTGCAATCCTGGCCGCGGTCGATACAGAAGTATCAGCAATCA